GTGGGCAAGTATGTATGGTTGCAGCAGCACCTAACGCTGGTAAGTCAATGTTCGCATTGATATACGCAATCAGAGCAAATGTGCCTACATTATTTTTTTCTGCTGATACTGACACAACTACGGTTATGATGAGAGCGGCAGCGCATTTATCAGGACATTCTCAGGTGTTAGTTGAAGGCAACTTAGCTGGCAACACTCATTATTACGATCAGCATTTACCAAAACTAAATAACATTAAGTGGGTCTTTGATTCATCACCTTCAATAGATGACCTTGAACTTGAGATTCGGGCGTATGTAGAATTATATGGTGAGGCACCAGAGTTGATAGTCATAGATAACTTAATGAACGTAGTTGCTGAAACTGATAATGAGTGGGCTGGCCTTCGTGCAATTATGATGGAGCTACACGATATGGCACGTAAGACTGAAGCGTGTGTGCTGGTATTGCACCACGTATCAGAGCAGAGTGAGTATGGTTCTACTATTAACCCACCTGCACGTCGTGCTATTCACGGTAAGGTTAGTCAATTACCGGCGCTGATACTTACCCTGGGCTATGACCCACAAGATAATGTATTAAGAGTTGCAGTAGTTAAGAATAGATTTGGACCACACGGTGCTGATGGCAAAGATTATGCTGGACTCTTTACTAACTATGGTGCCTGTCAGATAAATGATGCTGATGCTTATGGCAGAATGTATAGACACCAAGCGATGGCGGGGAATAATGTTTGAATGGATAGAGCGAGTCATCAGAGATAAGATCATTAAAGAGATAGAAGACTGCATTGAATATCCAGAAGATGACTACGAGCGTGGCCTTAACAGGGGTATGGCAGTAGCCATTAATATTATTAAGAGCAAGAAGAAGTGAGCGCGGTGAAATTACTTGGCAAGTAAATACAACCGAGTCAAAGGTAGCATCTTTGAAACAGATGTTATGAAGTGGCTCCGTAAAGCAGGTGTCCTAGCTGAACGCTTAACTAAAGCGGGTAGCAAGGATGAAGGAGATATGGTTGTTGTCATTGCTGGCAAGACCTACATCCTTGAACTCAAGAACAGGGCAACTTTATCGTTGCCTGAATTCTGGAGAGAAGCAGAAGTTGAGGCGCTTAACTATGCTAATGCTCGTGGTATTGGGGAAGTGCCACTGCATTACGTTGTAGTCAAGCGCCGCAACGCTGGCATAGAGAACGCTTGGGTAATCCAAGATCTTAAACAATGGTTAAAGGAGAAAGAATAATGGCAACACCAGAAGGTGCTATCACTAGCACACAAACTTGGGAAGCAACACCGGAAGAAGTAACACCAGTAGTTGAAGACCTTGCTTTGATTCAAGAAGAAACTATTGACACTAAGGGTCATCCAGTAAAGTTAATAGAGCAGATAGCAAATATGATTATGATGGGTGGTTACGCAGAACAAGTAGCAGTTGATGTTATTGATCTGGTAACTAATTGGGAGGTGGTAGTAGATGAAAACAAAGATAGGACTTCCGGAAAATCGTAAAAGATTACAAGGGGCTGGAGTGGAATATTCCAAGAATAAATCCTTCGATGAAGGATACAACGCTGGCTTTGACGCTGGACTTAAAGCATTGCGTGAAAAAATAGCCGATGACATTCATTCACTCGGAATTAGTTCCTTACATTACGACGGATACAACGCTTTAGTTTATGCTTATCAAGCAATGCAAGTTGCATTAGGTCAGCAGACTTGGGAATATTTTGTTGAGAAAGAAAAGATGGAATATAGAATTAGAAATTCAGGAAAGAAATGATTTGCCACGACTGCTTAGTAGGCGGTGTATTAAACACCGAAGGCTACTACGATAAGGCCACAGACTTACACTACCAATGCGAGGATAAGGGGTGCGTATGTCAGCACAAGGTTGGTCCAGGGTTGATCGTAAGAAAAGGTTCAGTGGTGCCACCGATGCAAATACAATCCCCATAGGGCCGATAGTTCTAGCTTTTGGTGGGGAAGTAAGAGAAGGTAAGTCCAGCTCGGTGCGTTGTGTATTGCACAACGACAGCAGGCGCAGTGCGGTAATCAATACAATAGATAATCTCTATTACTGTCACACCTGCGGTAAGGGTGGCAACGCAGTCAACTTGGTTTGTTTATTAGAGAATATGGAGTTTAAAGATGGGCTCAAACGCGCAGTCGAAATTGCTACAGGAAGCGGCGCAACGATACGCACAGCAAATAACTCCCGAAACTCTAGTCGCACTCGCAGAACGTGGGATCTCTGAACTAGTAGCAACTGATTATCAGATAGGAACTATCGTTGAGCCTATCAATGGACACGAGATGTATGAAGGATGGATATCTATCCCATACATAACAGTCAATGGGTCTTGTGTTGGCTTTAAGTTCAGGCGCCTTGATGATGGCAAGCCTAAGTATGGCAGTCCTACGGGCCAGAAGGCACACCTGTATAACGTGAAAGATATTACTATTAGCAGTAAGCATATTGTTATTACTGAAGGTGAACTGGATGCGGTCATTACTTCAGGAGTTCTAGGTATACCGGCAGTTGGAGTGCCAGGAGTGGCTGCTTGGAAGACACACTTTCCTAAGTTATTTAGTGGCTATGAAACTGTATATGTTGTAGGAGATAACGATGTTAAAGAGGATGGCTCTAACCCAGGAGCTGAGTTCGCTAAGCGTGTCGCAAACGAGGTGATGAACTCAACTATTGTTACACTACCACCTAATATGGATATCAATGACTACTACCTAGCCAATGGTATCGAGGCTACCCGTAACCTGCTGATAGGAGAGTCTAATGAATGAGCGAGGAAATGGAACTAGCTCTGACAATTTTGATAGAGAGTGGCTTCATAGTGCTGAGCGTAGACCAGACTCACAAGCAGTTCGTGGTAACCCTGCCAGTAGTCCGTTAGCAGACCACGCTGCAGTAGTAGGTTATAGATCTCTCGGTGTCAATACCGATGACCTTGTATCTTTTATAGAATCCTTCGCTTCGCTACGTGCAGGTCGTGTTAAGAATGTAGGACACGATCAGTATGCGCTAGCAAGTGGACAGAAGTTCGAGTCCTTTACTACCTCAGATACCATCAAGGAATTACTAGAGGAGATAGCTGACGCTAGCAACTACCTAGACTTCCTTGCTATCAAACTATTAAACATCCAACACACTATAGATTTGGTGCTACCTGACTGTGACTGAACTAGACCCTGCGGTATACGACTTAGTTCCTTCAGTTACTAACAGTATTCACCGACGCTACAAGAACTTCATAGAGAAGGCAGACCTGGCGCAAGAGTGCTATGTGTGGGCTACTGGTCGCGCTTACTATATCAACGAGCAATTAGCCGAAGAAGATCCTGAACAATACAAACATAACTTACAACGTATCGCTTGGCAAATGCGTAGGGTAGCTGAGCGCTACGCTCGCAGACAGAAGGCTGAGAAGTCTGGCTACTCAGTAACGGATGAAACCTACTATGAGTCTGCCACCTTGGGCCAGCTACTACCATTCGTTATTGCTTCAGTAGTTGATGGAACAGTGCTAGAACAGATACAAGATATGATTCAAGATGGACAACCACGTGGCTCATCATCACCATCAGAAGGTGGCAACTTACTAGCAACCCTGATAGATATTAAGAAGTCTTACTTGAAGTTAGACCAGTCCGATAAGGACTTGCTACTACTTAGACATCACGAAGGTCTTACCCTTCAGCAAATAGCTGAAGCATATGGTTGTGCTTTATCTACCGCCGATAGGCGTTGTGCTAATTCACTTCGCAAGTTGCAGAACCTACTTGGAGGAGACAGCCCTTGGCGATGAAAGAACTAGAACTATTTAATTACTTACAAGAAAGTTTATATCCTGATCTGGTAAAGAGTGAAGGTATCTTTGATTCATTCGACTGTATCAGCCAGCAAGCAGGGCATTACATAGAACTCAAGTGCCGCCATACCCACTACCCAACCCTACTCATAGAGGAAATGAAGTATCGCAAGCTCATAACACAGAGCGCTGAGCGCGATCTAATTCCCTTCTACATTAACTCTACTCCACTTGGTATCTATTCCTTTGACCT